GATACCCCTCGCGCCCAACGAGCAACTTACCTGTAGCGATGGAGTAAATTGGGCATGGCGTAGATGCCAGTGCCATGGCCTTGAAGATTTCCGGGCTGTCGCACATGACCGAGATGCCGCTGACTTGCAGACCCAGACCACCAGCTTCCTGTGGGGTGCCAAGCAGGCGGGCGTCCTTGCGGCGGTTGCACTCTGGGTCTTGCTCCATCTTGCCCTCAGCCCTGCCGAAGATGCTGACTTGGAAAGCCTGCTGGTACGGGATGAGGCAGCTATCGTTGCCACCGCCGCCCATGACCGTCGGCGCGGCGGCAGTCGGCACAGGGGTCGAGAAGGGTGACGAGCCCGCGCCGTTGTAGTTCCGCGTCTCGCTGGTGGAGACGTTGTTGCTGTCGATGGTGGAGTTGGTGTTGCCGGAGTTGGTGTTGAGGTCGCCCGTCACCTGAGCTTCGGCGAGGCCTGCCGTCAGTAGACAGAGCACAAGGCTCCCATAGCATCCCGCGTGTCGCCAGAGCACAGCAGCGCATTGGCCGCGTCTGGCATAGCCATGTGGTAGAGCGTTTCCGCGTTCTGACGAATCTCGCACTGTCGGTCACCTTTCGGGCAGGCAGTGGTGTAGGCCACCGAGGACACAGTAACAGGGCCGCATCCAGCGACCAAGAGGACGAGGACAAGTCTCATTTGGCAAGGCTCCGCAGCAAGGCATCGATCTTTGCGTCGAGGTTGTCGATGCGCTGGATGACCCGGTTGATGTCGGTATGCACGTCGGCCCGCGTGACGTAGTCACGAGCCATCTCCTCGCGAGTGCGGTTCAAGAGGATTTGCAGGCGCTTCACCTCGTCCGCGTGACCTTTCAGAATCCAGCCGATAAGGGCCATGACGGCGGAGAGCGCGGCGCTCCAGAGCATCTCAGTGGTCATGCGATCCTCATCACTCGGAGATAGCTCTGCGGCTTCTCCTCTTTGTGGGTGTACAGCACCGTGTATCCATGGGTGCTTGCTTCTTGCTCAACGCGGGCGGCGAAGTCTTTGTCGCCCAGCCAGCAGGATGGATCGCCCTGACTCTCAGGTTCAGCGGCGGAGATGAGGACGCCGTTCCCGTTGTACCTGTCTATGGCCAGCTTCCCGCGGCCCACCTTCTTGTAGACCTTCTTCTGCAGCATCTCGTGGGGCGGGTAAAAGTAGTATCCGTAGAGAACCACATCCGCCTCTGGGGCGTCCGTGTACAGCCGGAGGGTGTCGGTGCCGATGCTCTGCAGGTCCACGAAATACCGCTTCGTCTTGGCGTCTTTGATGAGATCGGGCACCGGGCCGATGAGCTTTGCCAGCGTCTCAAGCTTCGACATCACCACGCACACAGAGAACACCCCGTCACGCATGGTGTAGATGACCTCGCCAATGTCCTCCAGCACGTCGGCAGGGAGCGCTGACGTGGACTTGTGAAGGTGAGATAGCGTGGTGCCTACGGACATGGGTTACTCGGTGGGGTAAGGATAACGGGCTTTGATCTCGGCAACCTTAGTGACCCACTCTTCCATGGTGGCCTCCCCACGTTGGGACATGAAGAAGATAGGGTCGCTTTCGGTGCGATAAGCTTCTGCACGAGCGGCTTCTTGCTGCTTGCGCTTTTCAGCATTTTGGTCAACCCACAGTGGGTTAAGCGCCCAGTTGGTGCCGTCGAAGCAGTATTTGTTTGCAGCCCAATCAGCCGGAGGTGTTGCCCCTTGGTAGACGACAGAGTTCGCGCTGTTGCAGTCTGAGATGACAAAATCAGGCGTAGTGATGCTCTCATCCGAAATGCTCAGGGTCGCGTTATCCGCAAAGAGGTAGAGTGAGCCGCCGTCTCTAACGATGGTCTGCATGTCAAACCCTCCCTGTGTTTATATAGAGTTCGGTGGGCGAGACAGCGGTACCGATATACTGGGTGGTGGTGAGGAAGTTGAAGACCGCGAGCGCCCCGGTGCTGTTTAAAATGCCGTACCTCGTGCCCGGGCTGAGAGCGGACAGACCGCCAGCAATGCCTCCGACGATTGTGACATTCCCGTCGTTCCCTGTGGAAATGCTCTCTGCGGCAATCCCAACCCAATCGGGAAGGGTTGAACCCATGTTCACAACCTGAGCCGTACCGAAGTTTGAGTTTGCCCGAGCTTGGTAGGCTGCTACAGACACAGACCCAGCGGTGACGATGGTTGGCCACGAGGTGTTGTATGTCTGGGTTAGCGTGGGGCCACTGAACACGGTCGTCCCGCTGACCTTCAGCCGAACAAACGAGTTGTAGTATTGATTACTGCCGGGTCCACTTTGGACGAAGGCCGTGACGTATCCCGTCGCTGGGTCAGAGCAGCAACACAGGTCGTTTGGTGGCCAGTTGTTTAGTGAGAAAAACGTCACTGGAGTGCCGAAGCTGATAGAGGTTCCGCTGACAGTTCCGACAACAGCAACCGCGGTTGCCGGGGAAACCCCAAAGTTTATGTAAGTGATGACCACCTTGTCGGAGGTGCTGTCATAAACTGAGCCCCTACCGTTTATGTAGACGGTACTGCTTTGAAAAACTACCGCAGTGCCGAAGCTGATGGACGTTCCGCTGACAGTCCCAACGATAGCTGTGCCAAAGTTGGAGTTGCCATCATCTCGGTAGGAAATGACAATTTTTCCGCTCGTCGTAGCGTAGACGCAGGATGTGTAGTTTATTGTAGCGCTTCTGAACACCACGGGGGTCCCAAAGGTGATGGACGTCCCGGTCACAGTACCAACAACTGCGGTTCTATAGTAGCTGTTCCCCCCGTCACTATAAACGACGACGACCCTAGCGTTTACAGGGTCATATGCAGCGGAAATTTCGGCAGTGGTCGCGCTCTCAAACACAACCTCGGAACCGTAATACCCCGTTACAACGCTCACAGTCCCGTCAGCGTTAAGGCCGACAAGCTGCCCATTGCTGAGAGAACCCGTCGCGGTGAAAGTCTGGGTTCCGCCCGGAGGCGTCAGGGCCGCAATTGCCTCGGCTGCCCGCAGGGGCGTCATGAGTGTGGTGTTGCTGGTGCCAGCCTCAGCCTGAGCCTGAGAGGCAATGTCCGCCGTGGAGAGAACCGCGCCGCCATCTGCGTCCGTAATACCCGCGCTTCCGTCGATGGTGATTGCCATGGCTTAGACCTCTTAGGTTATCGTTACGGTGCCGGACGAGGTGAAGGTGGAGGTGTTGCCGCCCCACGTTAGCTGGCAGTAGCCTGCAGCGCCGTTAGCGCCGGGGTACCCGGCCACATGACCGAGACCCTGACCACCGATAGTGACCGTGAGCGTGGTGCCATAGACCACCTGCACCGTGCCAGTGAGCAGGGTTCCAGCGTAGCCGCCTTCGCCCTTGTTGCCGCTGGAGTCATAGGTTTGAGGCCCGTCTCCACCACCGCCACCGCCGCCCGCACCGTATGAAGTGGCTGGCGCAGGGCTCCCGGCACTCTGAGCCGCACCTCCAGCACCTCCCGGTCCGTAAGTTGTGCTCTGGCCATCACCTAGAGGGCTGCTGTAGATGAATGCAAAGCTGTAGCCACCAGAGCCACCAGCAGCGGTGATTGTCTGGATATTGTCCCCGGCGATGGAGGATGGCCCGCCAGACGTAGCGTAGAGTCCGTAACCCGCACCGCCGTCGTCGGCACGACCAGCTCCGCCGCCGCCACCGCCGCCGATGATGGCGTAGGTCACAGTGGCCGTCTTAGACGCACCGCGGAAGTTATTCAGACTGATCGCGCCGCTCGTCGGAATCGAAGATGTGCCAGTACCGTCAGGGACGTAGGCTCCGCCGCGGTAATACTCGTCGAGCGAGATGGGGTCGGTGCCACCAAACTCGAGCTGAATATCTGCCAGCGTGACGGTTCCGGTCGGGACGGGCATTAGGTGATCGTCCCATAAGCGGTGATGTTGCCGGTGACCGTGAGGTTGCCGCTGCTGTCGAGCCGCATGCGGTTCACGCCGTTATATGCAAAGGTCAGGTTCACGCCGCTCGGAGTGACCGTCCAGCTCTGTGCACCGCCGGTAAGGGTGATGGTGCCAGCCAGTGTGGGGGTAGTGGACGGGGCCTTGGTGTCGATCTGGGTCTGAATGGCAGAGGTAACGCCATCAACGAAGTTCAACTCAGCGGTCGAGGCGGTAATCCCGTCGAGGATGTTCAGCTCAGCCGTGGAAGCCGTCATGCCGTCGAGGACGTTCAGCTCAGCGGTCGAAGCCGTAATGCCGTCGAGGACGTTGATCTCCGTCGCCGTAGCCGTCAGGCCAAAGTTGATGAGCGCGTTGGCCGCAGTAGAGGCACCTGTGCCACCGTCAGCGATAGCCAGATCGGTAATCCCGGTAATCGTGCCGCCCGTGATCTTCACCGAGTTCATGGCGAAGTTGTCTGTGAGGTTAACCACACCAGCGCCGGAACCGTCGCCGTCCGAGTAGATGATCGCAGTATCGCCGTTGGCGAGGGTCACGGTCGTGCCGGAGCCTTGGTAGAAAACCACGGACTGACCAGACAGGTTGTAGACGTAGTAAATCTTCTGGGCATCGTTGGGCGACAGCGTGATCGTGTGCGTCCCGCTCGGAGTGCCGCCGAGGATCAAGGCCTTGTACTGCCCGTTGGACAGGATGCCGTTGGAGGTCGTGAGCGTGGAGGTGGTGCCGCTCAGCGATAGAACGAGCGATCCGTTGATTGCACGGTCGATGATGCTCATGTTGTCGTTGACAACGTCGCCCCAGACACCATCCAGTTCGCCGTCGGCGGGCAGTTCGATGCCGAGGTTGTTAGTGTATGTACTGGGCATAGGTCATCCTCACGCCGCGATTGGGGTCCAGATGGTCGCCGGGTTGGGCCCCACCTCTGTCCATGAATTTATAGCATCTGGATCGAGTCCCGTCCACATCGTACCGGGCTGGGGCGAAACCTCAACCCAGACAGTGACGCGACCGACCGCACCAGTGGCCGAAACGCCGACTGGGAAGACATTTGCGGAGCCTGTGACGACGACGGTGCCCAACCTGCCTGTGGCGGAAACCCCGGTAACAATAGCTTCTGCACCGGCGGTGACGGCGACAGTGCCGACCTGACCCGTGCCGGAAACCCCAGTCAGGGTTACGTTTGCATCGGCGGTGACGAAGACAGAGCCAAGTTCCGCAATGCCGAACACGCCCGTCGGAAGCACGAGGGCCGAAGCGGTGACTGTGACATCGCCAAGCTCACCCGTGGCGGAAACGCCCGTGACGGGCGCAAGCGCGGAGGCGGTGACGACGACGGTGCCCAGTGCTGCGGTGGCCTCAAGGCCCGTCAGGCTTACGTCTGCATTGGCGGTGACAGTGACAGAGCCGAGCTCCGTAGTGGCCGAGACTCCGGTCGTTAGGACGAGGATGTCGGTAAAGGCAACGGCAGTGCCGAGCTGCGCGGTGGCCGAGACCCCGGATAGGATAACGGTTACGTCAGGGCTGAACCCGGTCGTGGAAAACGGGACCGTTGAGAAGGGACTAAAGCCAAACATGATGTCCCTCCTATCTCGGGTTTATGGCACTATACCACGGAGCGTGGCCCCAGTCACTGCGGAGCGACAGGCCAGACGACGTCGTGCGGGAAGCCAGCTTGCGCTGTGATGTCGAGCAGGGCACGGCGGTAGGTGGCCCACTCCGCTTGCTTCTCGGCGCTCAGATCGGCCCAGCGGAGCGGATTGCTGACGATAGGGTCAACCTGAGTTGCGAGGAGGGTGTCGCGCTGTTGGCGAACTGCGGTGGCCGCTGTGGCGTCGAGTTCTTCCTGCGTCGGCGGAACATAGGCTGCGGTCACAGGGTCTGCATCCATCGCGGCGTGGAGTGCAGCCGTGTCGAACAGCGCCCCAGTGTCGTTAGGGTTGCAGGTGAACGGGATCCACCCGTGGGTCTCATGCTCAATCTCGCAGTCGATCCAGCCGTTTGCGAGGCGCTTTGCGTTGCGGTAGTTCATGTCAGGAAATCCTTATAAAGATGGACGCATACATATCGACACGGCTGAGTGCTATGGAAAGATTGTAGTATCCAGTGATGCCCATGAGCCGCCAAGTGCCAGAAGGGGATGTGGCATACGCGCCGTATGTAGTGTCGTAAGAGTATGTGCTTGCGGCATACAGACTAGACCCCGCGACTGTGGCGTTTGGGAGCCTTTGCCCAGCGCCGTTCCACCAGAAAAGGCCGTATGACCCAACGTCACCCCATACCAACCCAGCCGTAGCCGTGCCGACCTGAGCGGTGCTAGGTGCCCCTGCTGGGAGATTGGTGAGGGCTGCCCCGCTGATGGCTGGCAGAGCGCCCGTCAGGTTCCCCGCAGACAAATTTGTCAGAGCAGCGCCATTGAGGGCTGGGAGCGTGCCCGTCAAGTCAGCCGCGTCGATGGCCCCGTCAAATGCGGCTGCCGTGATGCCCGTGGAGCCGTTGAGTGTGATCGGCATAAGTTAGGCCCTTTCCTTGTGCGCGCTTTTCATCACGAAACCCTCAGCCATACTGATGTGCGTGAGCCAGCAACGTAAGAGTAATCTGTACCCAAGCCATTTGCCCGACCAGTGTACCCCATGAGCATCCAAGTCCCGCTGGCGGTGACGTTGAAATAACCTGCCCACGTTGTGTTGTTCACGTCAGAAATGGCGTTTGCGTAGTAGAGACCAGAGCCAGCGCGTTGCGTCCCCACAGGGGTGACTTGTTGTCCAGCTTCCCAAAGAAAGGCATACGTCCCTACAGCACCATAAGCCAAGCCCGCCGTGGCCGAGCCGACCTGAGCGGATGTCGGGGCGGGCAGGTTGGTCAGGGCCGAGCCGTTGATGGCGGGGAGGCTGCCCGTGAGGTTGGCGGCGGGGATGGAGGCGGCGGTAATCCCATTCGGGAAGTCAGGCGCACCAGTGCCAGCCGCGTCGGTGATCGAGTTTGTGCGGACCTCGGACATCAGACCGTCTCCTCTGGCTTCTGAGGCCACTCAACGCTGTGCGGGAAGCCAGCTTGTGCAGTGATGTCAAGCAAAGCACGTCGGTAGGTGGCCCACGCGGCTTGCTTCTCTGCGCTCAGATCGGCCCAGCGGAGCGGGTTGCTGACGATGGGGTCGACTTCGGCGGCAAGGAGATAAGATCGTTGCTCACGAACCTCTGCTGCCGCCATGGCGTCAAGCTCTTGCTGGGGGCGCAAGACCCACTGCGCCCCGTCCCATTTGTGGTTGGCGCTAGGCATCAGCGGAACTTCGACTGTACCCTCCGGGTACACCGACACGATCTTGGAGCTTGGCTCCGAGTTTGCTTGCCAGTAGCCACGATCAGGGTGAAAGAAGCCCCTCTCCATCATCTCAACTCCGCAAAATGGGTAGACCCGCCCAAAACGCCAGTAAGCCTGTAGTAGTGCCCGTCTGGGATAACACCACAGGAGAAATTTCGGTTTGCGCTGTTAATAATTTGGAACGGCTGCACAGTCACCCACGTCACGTTGTCAGTAGACGCCTGAAAAGTACCTCCAGTGTAGTACGACACAAATATGGGACGCCCTGTGGTGTTTTGATAGCTCACG